ATTCCTATTCACATCAATGGATTCATTGATACGCTGTTTGCTGATGATGACGGCTTTGCTCTCATGGAATTGAAGACGGGTAAGTACAAAGCCCGTAGCAAAGTCCCATCCATGCGAAAAGAAATGGCGTTTTACAAAATGATGCTGGAACACAGCAAGCACGCTGAGTTCCTACCCATCACCCATTGGGGGTGGGAGTTTCCGGGTGGGGGCATCAATGGGGGCGAAGGCCCAACGATTTACTACGAGCCTACTGAGAAGAAGTGGGCGGCGATGAAGTCTGTGGAGAAGGCACTTGAAAAACTGGTGAAGGCTCACATAGACATGGACTTCCCTCCCGACCCATGGATGGGTAGGAAGCGAGAAGATGAAACACTTGAGGACTTGTTGGAACGCAACGGCATGAAATGTTCGTGGTGCGACCACAGGGAACACTGTTCCTTTTGGTCACTAACTGATGAGTTCCTTGACGATATAATGGAGGAAAAACAATGAGAAATGCAGTGATGCTATTGGAAAAAGTGTTGAACGACACAGTGAACGAAGAGAAGTACAGGGTGCGAGTCCAAGTGACGAAGCAAGGCAATTTGCCAAACCGTGCGGCTTTCATCCGAAAGTCGTACAGGCAAACAACTTTGCATCAATTCATGGACAGCGGTATTGGTGAAACACCACACACCGTTGGCCCACTGGACATCATCTACACCGTGCAAGCATGGTACATGAAGAGTGAAAACATTTCCGATACGCAAGATAGTTTGAAGAAAGATTTGAACGAATACCTGTTTAGCCTACGGTGATTGTAGTGCCCTTCGTGCCCATTGATTATCCTCGTGAGGTGCTTGAGTTATCAAGCACTGGGGATAAGGGCTGGCGGCGCATGGTAAAAAACGCTGAGGAATTAGAATCCTATTGGCGAGGCAAGAGTGGTAGCGGTAATGTGTACTTCACTGCCTACGGCTACACAGCGACACAGGCACCAAAGCACCACCGTGTGGACTACAACACACCACTCATTCATCACTTTGTGATGGACTTTGATTGCAAGGACTTTAACAACAAAGGTGCTGATGTAGCGTTTGATGTACCACAGGAAGAGGTACGCCGCCTGCATCAATATCTTATGAGTAGCAACACCCTACACTACATTTGGTTTAGCGGTGGTGGATTCCATGTATGGATTCCGTTGGCTGAAACACTCGTACCGAAAAGTGGTAGCGAGGTTTCTCGCATCAAACAGTCGGGGCGGGTGTTGATTAAATCATGGGAAAAAGAAATTGGGCCGTTAAACTGTAACGACCCAACTGTGATGTTTGATACCAGTGGTATGATTCGCATACCCAACTCGTACAACGCCAAGCGCGGTGCGTGGTCTGTACCACTCACCAGTGAAGAGGTGATGACCCTCTCGTTTGACGGTTTGATGGACAAGGGTATGGAAGCACACAGTGGGTACATCGCCCACGGCGAAAATAAATTACTGATGAATTTAATTGAAAATAAGTTTGCTGTCAATTATGACCTCAAGCCGGTGGACTTGCCTACCGTATCACTCAACGACATTCACATCCTCCCTTGTTTATCTCAAGCGGCCATGGGTGGGGGCAACCCACCGCACCGGGCAAGGTATCATTTCGCATCGTACTTGGCTGACCGTTTCCGTATGTTCTTCCCTGCTTGGCGTGTAGGAAACGAAGAGAAGGAAGAACACATAAGGAACATCGTGAGTATCTGTGAACAACAGGAATGGGTGGACTACCGATACGAGAAGACTGAGGAACAAGTGAGGAGCATTGTCATGACAGGATACTCTCATGCCACCTGTTCAACATTATATACTGAAGGCTTCTGTATGGGAAAGTGCAAGTATTACGATGGTACGGGTGTGAATTAAATGAGGAATAAATGGGTTATCAAGAGATTAACTAAAATGCTCTACGAAACAAATGGTGCTGTTTCAATTGAAACACTGTACGATGGGTGTCTCAGTTTGAAACAATCACCAACAAGACAGCACATAGGCACAATCCTCTCATCCATGAAGAATGTAGAGTTTGTAGAAGAAGGTGTATGGAGGTTAAAGGATGAAACCCCAACTGATAATTGACAGCAATGAGCGTGGCTTGCTTTGCGAATCCGTAGAGCGCAAGGCCACTAAAGCAGGATTAACCGTGGCACGCCAAGTGTTGGTGGTTGGAGACTACCAACTTGGTGGGGCGTGCGTTGAAGCCAAGAGCATAGGTGATTTGTTTCAGTCAAGCCACAGTGGACACCTGTGGCGACAACTGGATAACATGGATGCCAACTACGAGCGTTTCTTCCTTGTCGTACACGGCGACATCGCCAAATACATCGCCATGGCGAAAAGGAATGGGCGAACAAAAATTTCATATTCAAAAGTGCAAAATGAATTGATAGGCACAATGGCTCGGTTGATGGCTGATTTTGATTGCCAAGTGTTTTACTGCAACAATGTGAGTGAAGCCGCATCGTTCATTGTGCGTTTGCATGGTAAACTACACAAGCCAGCGAGCAAGCACGGAGCGCAGGCGATACGCCGTGTAGCCTCCAATGACTTACGCCTTGACATGCTGATGACTGTACCGGGTATCGGACAGGAGACAGCCGAGAAGTTGCTTGAGAAGTGTGGGAACATTGAGGAGATGTGCTTCCCCGAATCCATCAAGCAGGTGAAAGGGCTTGGAGAAGTGAGAAGAAAGATGCTTGTTGATGTACTAACGAGTGAGGAGCCTGTGCGTCAAGAGCGCAGGGTTCGTCGTTGAGTATATAAATCGGCAAAGAAAGAGGGGATGAAGAACATGTTACTCAAAGAATACCGTGCCGTTGAACGATTCCCCATTTTGAAGGCTTACCTTCATCACTTTTCACAGACCTCAATGAAGAATGAGATGCCGGGTTTGCTGTCATTCTTTTTCATTCAAGGACAAACTACACTACCATACCTCCGGTTACCTACTGGTGATACTCACCTTGACTTGCGAGTGCATGTCTTTTGGATTCAACCGTCCCGTACAGGGAAATCAATCGCTTGGAACTTTATCAGTGACATTATGGAGCAGGCTGAGATTCCCTTTGAGTTGTTTGCATCGGGTACTGATGCAGGTTTGATTGGCTCAACCAACGCTATTCTTGATGACAAAGGAAAACCTACTGGTGATGTAGAAACTGTAGAGGGTCTTCTTGCGGGGCGTAAGGGTATCAATTTTGACGAAGGTTCCATCCTTCTTACACCCAACAAGCACAGCCAAGAGACAGTATTGTACCTACAGACGGCGTGCAACCCTGTGGGTAGCGGCAACAACACACTCGTGAAGCACATGAAGGGAAACAAAATTGAGTGTCCCTCAATGGTGTCGTTGTGGATTACCACTTACCCACCAAAGGGTGTCAAAGATTATGTTCTCACGAAGGGTATCTTTCAGCGTGTGCTGTTGTACTATCGCCACTGGGACATGGATGAGCGACAGGAGGTAAGCAATCGCCGTCTTGGTACATTCTTTGGCCGACCGCCCAAGAATGAAATCACCAAGGATGATTTGTATGCGTACTTCAAGGATACAGACAAGCGTATTCGTGACCGCCTACTTGACATGGGTGAACTCACCTTCACACAGTGGTCGGAGATGAGCGGTGATGACAAAGAGATAGTTGTACAGGAGCACATGTGGGAGATGTTTACCCCATCCGACGATTATCAAACGGCTTTGTATCAAGCGTCCGATGAGTTGTACGACCTGTTGCGAAACATGAGTCCATCCATGTCCGAGATTGTGGCATCGTTTACTCCCGCCATTGAGAACTACTTGGGTATCTTCTCAGTACACATGGCTATCCTTGATGAGAAGTGGGAGGTCACTGCGGAGCATGTGGACTTGGCTCACGAGATTTTGATTGACTTATTCCAAAACCTCATCGCATGGCTTGAGGATTCAGTTGAGGTTGGTGGCAACAAGCAGAAAGAGTCTAAGGCTCATGAGGGTATGATTGCCGCTTACAATGAATGTCAAGCCTACGAGATTGATGGGCATGGCGACGGGTGGCGATTACGCTCCATGTTCTTCAACATCTACATGGAGAAAGCCAAGGTGTCCAAGAGCACCGCCGAAAGACACTTCAAGGATTACGGTGGCTCCCTGTTTAAGAGCAAGAAGAGCGGTGGGCGTGTGTTCATTCGCAAGGTAGGCGATGCACAATGAGCGACATACTGGCACTGGATATTGAAACTGCGAACTTTTCTCATGAAATAGGTGGGTGGCACAACACTCACTTGTTTGAGCCATCGGTGGTCGCTACATGGGACGGGCACGATGGAACGATTTACTGCAACGAGGGATTGGATGTGGACAACAAGGTGAAAGCCTTGCACCCACGCACCCTCGGTGACGATTTAGCCAACCATGTGGAGAAGGGTGGTAAAATCCTTGGACACAACATAAAGGCATTTGACTTACCAGTGCTGAGGGATGCACTGGATTGCTGGACAGCCAGCGACTTGATGAAGTCGGATGCTGTCGTTGATACTCGCAACTTGGTACGCAGTGCCGCATTAAGTGTTGGGAGGGTGGATACATCGCTTGGTATGCTTACCAAGCACACCTTCAACACCAATAAGTTGATGAACAGTGCGGATGCACCCGTGGCTTGGAGAGAAGGCCGGTATGATGAGGTGGCGAAGTATTGCTTAAGCGATGCTCAACTTACCTACGACTTGTATCAGTTTGGAAAAGCCGAGGGACATGTCCTCTCAAGGAGCCTTGAGTCGGGAGAAGTTGTAGAAATAGAAGTGGAATGGTGAAGAACATGACAGAAAAAGATAGCGCAAAAGGCGGAAAAGCACAGATACACAACATTCGGGCGGCGAAGACGGTTGCAGAAACCGTCAAGACAACGCTTGGCCCGATGGGTATGGACAAAATGATGGTTGATGGTGGCGGTAATGTCATCGTCACGAATGACGGAGCAACAATCCTGCGAGAGTTGGATGTCTCCCACCCCGGTGGGAAGATGATTGCAGAAGTCGCTCGTACCCAAGAGTCGCTGTGTTACGATGGAACAACAAGTACGGTCGTCCTTTCGGGACAACTGCTCGGCAACAGCGAGATGCTGTTTGAGAAGGGGTTGCACCCCAATGTGATTTGCCGTGGTTATCACGAAGCCGCTCAAATGGCGGTGAAGTATCTCGTTAATGAGGTAGCCCAAGACAGCGATGACCGTGACAGGCTCGTGCATGTAGCCAAGACCGCCATCACTGGTAAGACCCTTGAAACGGCTCTTGATGCCGTGGCGGAACTGTGCGTGAGCGCAGTGGAGAAGGCTGGCGATGCTGAAAGTGTCAAGGTTGTTTCGTTCCCCGGTGGCTCACTTGAGGACTCATACCTGTACAACGGTGTGATTGTCAACAAGGACTTCGTGCTTGAAGGTGACAACGATTACCAAAGCATGTTGCTCATCAACACGGGTCTTGAGACTGAGAAGGCTGAGGACAATGTGCAGGTGCAACTTGATGCTAAGTCGTATCAGTCCTTCAAGGGTGCAAGTAAAGCCGACTTGGTGGCCAGTGCAAAGCACATCGTAGATGCCATGCCCAAGGGCGGTGTCGTGTTCGTGCGTGATGGTGTGAGCGACATGGTGTGTTCGTACCTCAAGAAGAACGGTATCATGGTCGTGCGTCGTATGCCCGAATCATCCATGCGTGCCTTGGGTCGCATGTCCGGTCTTGACATCGTGCAGGTGCCCGAAGAGATTGAAGGTGCCGCCGATGTTTCAATTACTCGTGAAAGAAAAAATGATATTTGGTATTTATTTGTTGGTAGCGAACAAGAGAATGAAGAGGCCACGCTGGTCTTGCACGGTGCTACCTCGCACACGCTGGAAGAAGTTGAGCGTGGGTTTGATGACGCACTGGGTGTTGTCTCGCTGGTCATGAAGAGTGGGCAGTTCGTCGTTGGTGGAGGCAACGCCTATGTGCGTATGGCCACGCACCTGCGCCAACATGCCGCCTCAGTGGGTGGACGGGCACAGATGGCCATTGAGTCGTTTGCTGATGCCTTGGAGGTCATTCCTGCCACCATCGCTGAGAATGCTGGTCATGACCCACTGGACACGATTCTCGCTATGCGCCACGAAATCCTACAGGGTAGGGTGTCGGTTGGCCCGGATGTCACCGAAGGTGGTGTGCGGGACTTGCTGGCTGATGGTGTGATTGAACCTGTAGCATTGGTGCGTCAAGCCGTGCTGAGTGCTGGTGAGGTCACTAACGCTATTCTACGCATTGATGACATCGTGGCTCGTCGCCCTACGCAGTGATACCATGGGAAAACTGATGGACAAGTTGAGGCAGAAGTGCCCTGTGTGCAAAGCGTATGAGATACCTCGCCGCCTTCGTGGTCGCTTCATTGACTACGGTAGTGAGCGTGTGTATCTCTTGCACTGTCGCAAGTGTGGCTTCTTTTGGCTTGACCCATCAGTGAAGAAACTCAAGCCGTATCGTTTGAAGGGTATTTATTTGCACCCGTCAATGGACGAAGAGGAGTAATCACTGCAACCGCACAAAAGTCGGGTCGGTGGCGTGGCTCACCGTACATACAAAGCGTGCATACCCACCGTCAGCGTCAGCGGTATCACCAATGGCTGATGTGGTAGAGTTGGTCAGTGCGAAGGTGCCGGTATTTGAACCATGAGTGTTTTTTATCTCAATGATGTAACCAGCAGGGAATGGGCCACTTGTAGTAACTGCAAACGACCCACCGGGTGTTAGCACGAGGATGTTTGCATCAGCCGAGGTGATGTCAATGCTCGTGGCTGTGCTGGTCAACACACGGTCAAACACGGAACGGGTAAAGCGGGCGGCGTGGGTGCCGCTGTAGTACAGTACATCTTTCGCACTATCGCCAGCAGTTGTGCTTCCAATTTGAGAGCCGAATGATTGCCACAACGCACCAAAGCGGCTTGCGGTGAAATTACCTGTATCTTGGTTGTAAGCATCAAGTTCAGTGTGTATGTCCACAGGGGTTGTAGCACCTACGGCCCCACTGGTCACTGGTGAAAGGTACATTGGGGTAGGGCGCACAAACACTCGCTTGTCATTGCTTTCACTGATGGACAACTTAAGGTCGCCACCCGATGCAGAATAAACAACACGAAGAACTGCAAGCACAACACTTTGCTTTACATCAAGACTTGCTAAAGGAGTGCTAAGAAATGCCGAAGGTGTAGTGGGATAGGTGTTAGATGATGTAGCCACAGGTGTGCCCAATTCCCATGTGATGCACTCTTCCGCAGTGTTGGTGCTTACATACACGACAATCAAGGCTTCCTGTCCACTGGTCAGTGCACTGTAATTTGAAGTGCTGGTATGGCTCCCTTGACGAGCATGATGGCTACTTGTTTGCAACTCCACATCTTGGGAAGAACCCGGCCCACCTGCAAACTTGTACAACACTCCATCAAGCACTGCGTGACCACCCGCTACCCGCACAGTGTATGTGTTCGTGACTTGTTCACAAACACCCGGTAGGTCTTCGGGATTATCACGAATGCTTGCCGTACCTGCTGTGTCTTCTTCAAGGATGATACCGTTCCCATGCACACCCTCAAGCATGTTTGTGAGGGAGGGGCTGGTGATATGTTCACCGTCTTCTAAACTGTCTGTAAAGACCCCGCTACCAGTCATTGCTGATGCGTGGTTTGCCGCTGTATGTCCCGATAATGGATTGCCTGTCATCATGCCACCTCAATTGCGATTTGGATTTTTAATTCATTTGCTGATGATTTAGTTATAGGGGAAATTGTGTACCGAGCCACGGGCGTGAAATCGCTTGTATCACGGAACTGGATGTACACCTCCTTTATTTGGTCAGCAAATGTAGTGTCATAGGGTAGTTTGGCCTCAACGAGTAGAGAGGTGTCGTCCACGATGGTAATGGTGGGGGTGAGGGTGATAGCAGGGCGACCCGCCGAGCCATCGTCAGTGGTGGCTGGTGTGCCGTCAAAGCCCAAAATCACCTCGTTGATGTTGCTGGCGAGTGTGTCAAGCAACAACCTTCGCATGTAATCGCTAATCGGCATAGATGTTCCTCCTTTCCACTGTCTTGTTTACTCCAATAGGCAAGCCATTTCCGCCTATCAGTCCACGATTATGTGTTCCCTTCACACCACCGATAAGGTATGCTGTGTTAAATACTCCTCTTTCCTTAACGACCGATACGATACGCAACTCCACCTTGCCAAACAAGGCCAAGTTCTGTTCCACCACCTGCACATAGGTGGCGGGGTTGCTGTCGTTTGCGCCCACGCTACTGCCCTCGGCCACGCCCTGTAGGATGCCCTCAATACCCGTATCTAAGTTCATCATTGTGAGGTCGCTCATGTTCTTCATTGGCATGTGTTTAACCTCAGTAACTACTTTGTTACCACCGTCATACTTGACAGTCATACCGGGACGCAGATTGAGTAGGTTGAGGTGGCCAGCACTGGATATAGAGCCACGGATGAGCGAGCGTGATTTGAGTACCTGCCGTGCTACACGACGGGCGGCGTTGGTGGTGCGGGCGGTGTTGTCCACGATAGGTGCGCTGTCCTCTCGCACTTCCTCTACCTGTCCTTCTACATCGTCCACCGTGACAATCACCAAGTCATTGAGAGCCAACGGCTGGCCTTGCACAGTGACACGGTTAGCGATGTTCTCAATCGGGTTATCGGTCTTGGCACCGAATCGCAGGTTCTTGTCCACGAACACGCTTGCCTCGCTGAATGTGATGGGAATGTACAACAGGTTGCCGAAGCGGTCAAGCAGGAGCATACGGCTGTCGTGACGGCCAAGGAAGCGCAGAGCGGTCATGAGGTTCATGTTGTTGAAGTCTTGACCCACGAAGCGTGTGCTATGCTTGCGTGCTGATGATGCGGTGACATTCTGTGGGCGTGAGATGTTCACGCTGGTTGCACCGCTGTTGATGGACTCACCAAGGCGCACAGCCAAGTCTGTGGTACGCAGGCCCACATCCACAGGCTGGCCGAGTTTGACAGTGCGACCAGTGAACCCGATACCATCCAGCGTCTTACCCTTCATGTTGCGTAGGTTTACCAACACACCAAACGATGATGATTCAACCGTGTGCGGCAACAGGCGTTGCGCTGATGCGTCAGCGTTGTAGATGAGCATGGGGCTGTTGGTGCTGGAAATTAAATCATCAGCAAAGAAAGGGGCAGTATTGAGTGAATGACCGGGGGTATTGTTATGCGACAACTGGATGTACGATTCACCCTCAAGGATGCGGTAATTGCGTTGCGGCATCACTTGTAAATTACGAGTGTTTTTCTTTTCTACCGTGACCTTAGCCTTGTTTGCCTTCTGCACGCTGATGCGACCGTGATGAATGGCGTTGTCCACGAACACGGGCTTACGCACATG